AGCTTCTGGATGTACTCATCCAGTCCTTTGACTGCCATCTTAGCCATCGTCATCCACCTCCTCGGCGCCGTCGATTTCAAACACCCACTCATAGTGGATGTAGCCGGTGTCCTGCTCATACTGGACGGAGTTGAGCTGCCATGCAAGGCTGTCATCGGTGTCAAGTGCATCCTCAATTTGCTGCACGACTGGGTCATTCTCGGTTTTCGTGAAGTAGTCGATTGTCCCAGTTAGGGCCCGCTCGACCTTCTGTCCGTCGGCATGGACCGTGTCACCTTCTCCATCCTCTGCCCATACAATATAGTTTCCAGTCTGGCCAGTGGCAAAGTAGCGAAAGACAGGTGGACCAATAGTGAGCAACAAATCTCTAAGATCCTGCAATGTCATACTTCTGCACCAGCCTTTCTAAAGAGAGGTCCATCACAGGAGGGTATATATCTTCTGGCTTTTGGATCTGTACAATTCGGTATTGCTCCCCATCTACTGGAATTACAATATCCTGTGTGGATATGGCCATTAATCTCATTGGTGTGCATGGAACCCTTATAACCATATCAATCTTTACATTGGTCTGCATTGCTGCCCAGTATCGCGACATACCAACGGTGCGCTCTTTGTATCTCAATGAGCTAACCTTCAACGTCAATCCTTCTTTCGGCATGCCTCCTGGAGGCGCTATGTTGCCCACGGAATATATGTTTGCGACGCCGTCATTAAACGTCTGGAACTGGATCTTCTGTTGCGGCATAGTCCTTCACCTCCTGAGCAATCTGGAGTGACAGGAGCTCATGCAGATAATTATTCTGAAATTCGTCAAGGGCATTGGAACGCACATATCGGCAGTAATCAAAGAGCAGCTCCCGCGGCTTGTCCTCAACTATATAGTCAAGTTCAGCACCTGCAACAGAGTTGATGTATTTAATCCCTCGGGCGATAATGCCGGCGAGTTTTACATCGCCGGCAGGATCTTCCCACGTTATGTCAAGATAATTTTTAACTGCTTCAAGCAGTCCTACTGGTAGGTCCATATTTTCACCTACTTCTTTGTTCCGCTTTTTGGTTTCTTGCCATCTTTTATGGTTCTTGTTGGCGGTGGTTCAGGTGGTTTTATTTGTTCTACAAAAGGACCAAGAGCGGCCGAGTTGATTTCCTCAAACCGCTCTTTGGTTACCTCTATCTCCTGGCCTTTCTCGCAGACAACCTTTGTGTATTTATCCCGGAAAGGCTTTATTACCCTAGCTTTCATGACACATCACCACTTATGCTTCAGGAGTTTCAGCTATAGTTTTTACGCTGGGGATGAAGCGCTTGACGTTGGATATGTCAAGATACAGGAAGCTGGTGTTGTCAAGCGGTCTGCCTGTGCCATACAGCTTAATCAGGTAGTACCTCTCATCCTCAAGGAATTTGTACTCATCGGAGTACTCGATCCTGCCATCCTTGCCAGTTCCCAGCACTGCGAGATAGCGCTTAGCGATTCCGAGGATTGCCTTGTCCTGAGTGACATAAGCGCTCTGGACAACTTTGGTCGGGAACGGGAAAATGTCTTTGACAAATCCACCCTGAGGCGTCTGGTAAGTCGTAGCCGGGAATATCTTTGTCAGATAATCCACAGGATTGACTATAAGCAGCACCTCAGTTATTACCCTGTTCAATCCATTCGGACCAACAGCCAACTGCGATATCAGACCGCCATAGTTTTCAGGTGAGAAATCACTTACCGGGATTGCTGCTTTTGCCGCGTAACCAGTGGCTACGTTGAAGTTTGTCAGATCTCTGATCATGCCGATAGGCTCATAGATGTAATTAGCGGGGTTATCCGCTCCCTCTGCTACACCGCGGCCATTGATTATTCCATCCTCAAGGCCGTTTGCCAGTGCTTCATAAAGGATTGTCCTTACATAGCGATCAAGCCATTCCGGACCCAGGTCAAGCATCGCCTTGCAGACCGGTACGAATGCGGAGAGCTTGTTCTGCCCGAAGCTGAGCTTATGGAACTGCGCGCTCAGTTCTTTGGTAATTGTACCACAGAGCTTGCCCCAGATTGCTTTGAATCGGCCGTCCATGCTGGAATATAGATACTCGGTCAAAGCTTCTGCATTCTGGAAGTTAATTGCATCAAGCAGGGGATGATTCTCTGTTATGTCTTCAAAAACTGCGTCGATAACAGTTTTGGGTAATACATCACCAAAGCCGCTCAGCGCCTGCTTGGGGTTATTTGACTTCATTGCATCAATGACTTTCTCATAGTACTGTCTCTCTTCAGAGGTGAGTACTCTTACACCACGGCCAGCAAGTATTGTATTGTCTGCGGCCTGTACAAGTCCTCTGGCTTCTGCCATTACAGCTTCTTGCAGAATATCGGTGTATTCCTCAAAAGCTTGTGCAAATGCCTGCTCGTCGTTATTCTCCATTGCTTCACGGAGCTTGTTTGCTATTTCAGCTTTCTTCTGCTGAAGCATGTCAAGATTCTTCATGTTATCTTCTCCTTTCTTAGCGCATCAGCGCTGATAAAAATTTTAATGGTTTGTTCTCTTTTGGTAGTTCGGGTTCCGGGTCAGGCTCAGGTGTCTGCTGGGGTGTCGGCTCTGCTGTCTGGTTGGGTCCTGCAACTGGCTCAGGATTTGCGATTGACCTTGCATTTTTTACCAAACTAAAAAGCACCTTTCTGGCACTTGCTGCAGCTTTTCCGGTTGCCGTCTCTCCGACTATTGACGTGGCAAAACCCATTTCTAATGCCTCATCAGGCAAGATCCACGTCTCGGCGTCGAGCAATTCTTTGAGCTTGTCCTCTGTGATGTTGACATTTTGCATATACGCATTGATGGATGCCTGGGTAATCTTGTCCAAGTCGTCAGCTTGCTTTCTGAAATCATTTGCGTTTCCGCAAGCGCATGTCCACGCATTGTGGATGAACAGCAGTGATGCACTGTTCATTATCCGCTCATCACCGGCCATAAAGACAACACTCGCACTCGAGCATGCAAACCCATCGCAATAGGTCCTGACTTTCGCCTTGTGATTTCTGAGCAAATTATGAATTGCAAGCCCTTCAGCCACTTCGCCGCCATAGGAGTTAATGTGAACATTGATGACCTCTATGTCCGGATCTAACATCTGCAACTCCTTTGACAATGTGTAGCTTGAGACATCGTTTTCATACCATTCCCAGGACGTGATATCCCCAAATATGTAGATATCTACTTCCTTGCCGTTAGTTTCAAGTGCATAATACTTATTTTTCACTGTTTCTCACCTCCCTCCAGCGCCGTCAAGGCATCTTCAACTTTCTCGTAGTTTTTAGTTATCCAGTGCTGCCATGCCCAAGATTCATTAATAGGCTCGGCTCCGGCAGCTATCCGGATATCATTTACGCAGAATGCTCCGCTGCCAATAAGCTTATCAATCGCTGTGGCGACATCGAACAGATCAATATGTTTAATGCAGCTCGTATCGATCTTGAGGTATGTACCTTTGGCAAATCCCTCGTATCCATTGCGTTTGCGGTTGATCTCTTCCTGGAGCATGTCCACCAAAGGATCCACACAGAAGGTTAGTAGTTGCTCGATGGCTTTTGATGTATCCTGCACATCTCCACGAAGCAGTGCCGGCGGAACACCAAGTGCCCGGGCTGTAAAATCGAAGATGTCGTCAATTTGCGCCCTGATGTCTCTTGTGTTTTCGTTTGTGTATGTCTTGTGCTGCAGTTCCTTCCATTCCTGGCCGCGTCCGAGAGGCAGCGCGGCATTATCGCCTTCCATCCACTGCTTAATCTTTTTATTTATGAGCGCATCAAATGCCTCACGCTCAGGTGTACCTGCAACAGGTATGGTGTCATACTTAAAAATGCCCTTTGTGCCTCTGCTCCTTTGATACGCTTTCATACTGTATGCGATCAGTTTCGAGTAGCTCTCATACAAGCCATTAATCAACTTGCGAACGTTTTCCTCATTAAGTTGGTAGTACAGCACTTCTGATTGCGCAAACGACCGGGCAAACGTAAAATCTTCAACCCGCACTTCCGTGAACACATCGTCGTAAAGCGCATAAGGTTTTCTGTTGAAACTGTCTGCGACAAGCAGCTGGCCGTTCTGCTCGATAACAAGGCATTCATTGTCCCGATACAGTTTCGCAATCAACTTGTTCAAAAATCGACTTGAATTTTGGTTTTTGTTAGGCTCAATGTTCCATAAATAATACTCCTTCCCTTTGTCTTCCTTGCCATTTAAGTATGTTTTAAACTCGCATTTACTCACGGCGTTAGCAACAATATTTACAGCGCTCCAAAATGCCATCTCGCGAATGTAGATATCAAATACCAGCGAAGCGTATTCATCAAACATGTCTTTGTCACTGAAATTAACCGGCACTGACTTTCCGCTAAATTTGTCTATCAACCAACTTATTAAGCTCAATTTATCACCTTCTTTCTGCTACATGATTACCGGCAGGTCATCATATGTACTCTGTCCGTCATCGAGCCGATCCTCAACCACCATGCTGGCGACAAGCGCCATGAATGGATCGGTCTTTCGGCTTTTGCCCTCGATCTTTGCGTAGTAATAGTTGCCGGTGTCAGTTCCTTCCTTTTTGCCGGACCGAACCAACTTTGTATTGTTGGTTGCCCAGCGAAGCGGAGCATTATCGCCCCAAGTAAAAAGCTGCTTATTAAAGCAGCTGTCGATGACCGGTTGGACTTTCATAATATCTGATGGCCGGACAAGGTACAGATTCTTCCGCTCCTTCGGATCAAAGCCTATTTTTTCAAGAGCGTCTCTCATTAGCGCATAGCGGAAGTTGTCAACCGCTACAGCCTTGATGTTGTATTTCTGTCCTTCTTCGAGTATGTATTCTGTCAACAACTCAGGAACAATCTCCACGGCATCGACTGGTACACACTCCGGCCAATCACGCCATGGAGCCTTAACTCTTTCGAGTTCTGGGTTCTGTGTGCATACCCAATACCGGCCGAAATCATATCGCTGGTCACCCTTGCGAAAATGGAAGTTAACCGCTGCCCAGTCACGAAGCTTAGTATAGTCTATGCCGACAGTGCATTCCCATCCTGTCAGATCTGGCAATGGCCTGTTTGTTGCCACAATATTATCCCATTCGGTGACCTGTAGTTCCCTGTTGCCTTTCGGCCAGTTGAGGCGTTTGGTATAAAACTCTTCTTCAATCGCCGGTCGATACTTCATCTCAATGAACTGCTGCTCCATCTCCAGCTTGAGCGATGGCAGATATTTCAGAGACGGGTTTGCCTTGTGCCACATCTGCGGGTCCAGAGCTTCCTTCTCGTCATCAATCCTGTATATTAGCGGCAACCACCGAAGGTTTTTGATGGTGCCGTTCAGGATGTCCTCTGCGATGGCCAGCATATCATCCAGGACACCTTCGCGAACGTTACCTTGTGTGGTAATATAAAAAGCTCTGGAATGTTTTCTTTTACCAAAGCTCGATGTAAATACTTTTATTTGTTCATAGTCCTCGTATGCGTGGACTTCATCAAATATCAAACACCCGGTACGCTTGCTGTCTTTTGTCTTGGCGTTGCTGGTGTTGAATTTAATATAAGACTTGGTCTTGAGATTAACAATGATCTCCTTGGTCTTATAAAAAAACTTCTTCGACTTCGGCCAGGTTCTTTCAAGCACATCGTAAATATCCCCAAATGACGTCTTTGCCTGGTCCTGGGCGTTTGCCACTATATCCACATTGTAGCCTTTTATCCCGTGGTAGTGCGTTGTCAAATACCACGCCACCGGAGATATAAATCCGTTCTTGCCATTCCCCCTGCCCATCATTATGAAAATTGTGGAGAACACCACGGTATCATCAGACTTATAATAGCAATGTATAAGGGCTGTTACGAATAATTCCCAATCAAAAAGAGAGATTTCAAAGTATCTCTCCATGAGTTCAACTGCTTTATCAATTTTACCCGTGTCTATAAATACATCCTTGTTGTTCAGCTTATACTCAACATAATCCATGGCAAGGATGATATCTTCTCCGGCAATAATTGAACCGTTTCTAACTCCGTCCATGTATGAGTCTATATAAGGGTGATAATTTTTAAGTCTAGCTTTCATTTACATTGTCACCACCTCCGTTCAATTTTGCTAGCTACATTTCCCAGTCTGTATCTACCTCCAAACTCACATCTTTTAATTGCGTAATTATTTTCATTAGGGTTGCTGCCGTTCGGTTGGCGCTGTCGGCTGTTTTGTTGTATGAGTTTATTGCGGGGTTTGTGTAGACATTAGCCCTCCCTTTTACATATTCTTTTGTCACAAGTGCGCCCATATCGTTTAATTTGATTTCAAGATCGTGTAATATTTTAAGCTGCACTTGGTATCGTTTAA